CAACACCGTGTTCAAGGGCAAGGAGCGGGCGGACGGCCAGCCTATCATCCCCGGGGCGTTTGTGGCAATCAACATCAATAATGTTGCTGTCACCACCACTATGGACTTTGCGGCGGACACCGCCAACGACGCCCAGCTGTCCGGGCTGACCATTGCGGGGGTGACCCTGAGCCCCGGCTTTGATCCCGAGACCTACAGCTACAGCGGCGGCACCGCGACCAGCAACTCCGCCAAGGTGGAGGCTACTCCCGCCCAGGCCGGTGCTCAGGTTGCAATTGCGGTCAACGGAAAGAATCTGCGCAACGGTGGCACCGCCACCCTGACCGCCGCCACCGCCAACACCATCACTGTGACCGTCAAGCAGGGCAACGCGGTGAGGGTGTACACGGTGACTGTTACCGGCGCTGCCGGCTGATTGGAGGTGTAGGCCATGACCGACGAAGAGATTTTAACTGTGCTCAAGGTGGATCTGCAGGTTTCTACCGATAAGCTGGATAACTACCTGGGCCAGATTATCCAGGCGGCCAGGGCCTACATCCAGACTGAGGGCATTACCCTAGACTGCTCGACCGGCGACGGCATGTTGGTGGAGATGTATTCCGCCTACCTCTACCGCCGCCGACGCGAGGAAAACGTGGCTATGCCCAGGATGCTCCGCTGGGCGCTCAATAACCGTCTGTTCAGCCAGAAAGCGGGTGAAGCGGATGGATGATGTGCTCACCCTGATCAGCCAGACGCTCGCCCAGAACTCCACCGGGGCTTTTGTTGTGACCGGCGAGGAACGGGCAGAGATTTGGGGCACGGTCAGCTCTGTAAACCGCACTGAATGGTACGCCGCCGGACACGATGGGCTAAACCCTGAAATCGTGTTCACAACCCCGCTGGTCAACTATTCCGGCCAGCGGGAGGCGGAGTACCGGTATATCAGGTATGAGATTTTCCGCACGTACTTCCAGCCGGAGAGCGACATGATTGAACTGTATCTCCAGCGAAAGGCGGGGGTACAGTGAACGTTAAGATTGATGATCTGGTTGAATCTATCCGTGGAGAACTGGAGGATTATGCCTCGGAAGTCGCCGGGGATGTGAAAGAAGCGGTCAAAGAGGCCGCAAAAGCCGCTGTTAAGGAAGTAAAAGCAAAAAGCCCAAAAGATAGCGGAGCATACCGGAAAGGCTGGGGCCAGGTAAAAGTATCTGAAACCGCTGGAAGTATCGTGGTTGTGGTCAGAAACAAAAAGAGATATTACCTGACACACTTGTTGGAAAATGGGCATGCACTAAAAGGCGGCGGGAGGACAAGAGCCTATCCGCATATCAAACCGGCGGAGGAGCTTGCCGAGCGTGAGCTAGAGAAGAAAGTGAAACTGAGGATTGGAGGGTAACCTTGTGAGACTGGAAGACTTGAAAACCTTACTGGAGTCCACAGGGTTACCCGTCGCCTATCGGGCGTTCCCGGTTGGGCAAGCGCCTGATCTCCCGTTTATCTGCTATCTGGTGGAATATTCCAACAACTTTGACGCTGATAACCGGGTTTACCATCCCATCAACCATATCAGCATCGAGCTATACACAGAGTTCAAAAATCCGGATGCCGAGGCCCTGGTAGAAACGGCCCTGAAAGACATCTGCTGGGAGAAAACCGAGGAATATTTGGACGACGAACGATGCTTCGAAATTGTCTACGAAATTGAGGTGTGAATATGCCTAGCAATACTCCGAACAAGGTCAAGTATGGCCTGAAAAATGTGCATTATGCACTTCTTACCGCAGAAGAGGACGGGAGTGCAACCTATGGAACCCCGGTTGCTATCCCCGGAGCAGTCAATCTGACGATGGACGCGCAGGGAGATACTTCTACTTTCTATGCCGATAACATGGCTTACTATGTGACGGCAGCCAATGGCGGGTACAGCGGCACATTGGAAGTGGCTCTGATCCCGGATTCCTTCCGTACAGATGTGCTGAAGGAGACATTAGACGAAACGGCAAAGGTGCTAACAGAGAATGTGGACAACCAGACTGTGGCATTTGCGCTGCTCTTTGAGTTTGATGGAGATCAAAAGGCCACTCGGCATGTGCTGTACAACTGTACCTGCACACGGCCCAGTGTAACAGGGGCTACCACCACGAATACCAAGGAGCCGACCACAGAGAGTATGACCATCACTGCCGCCCCTCTGTCCAATGGCAATATCAAGGCCCGGACCACCGCTGATACTCCGGATACGAACTACAACGGATGGTACAGCGCGGTATGGCAGCCCGGCGCAGCTGATGCGGGAGGCTGACAATGGAGAGGGTCATTGAAATTGACGGTAAAGCAGTCAAATTTCGAGCAACCGCCGCTATTCCCAGGCTGTACCGTATCAAGTTTGGCCGTGACATCATGCAGGACATGGCAGCCCTGAAAAAGGAGCTGGAGAAGGCGCAGGAGGGGAAGGGGCCCATCCCTCCCCGCTTCCTCCAGACATTCGAAGATGTGTCTTACCTCATGGCTAAGCACGCTGACCCGGAGATGGAGGCAAACAGCCCGGAAGATTGGCTTGAGGGGTTCAGCACATTTTCCATTTACGCTGTGCTTCCACAACTTCTAGATCTGTGGACGGCCAACAACGCCGTCTTGTCAGTTCATAAAAAAAAACACGTCCCACAGACCGGGAAATGACCACCGGGCTGTTCCTACTGAGAGTGGCGCAGTTGGGCATACCGATTAGCGACCTGGAGTTGCTGACCATCGGTATGGTGACCGACATGATGATTGAGGCAGAAAACGACAGGTGCGAGTATGCGCAACTGCCCACACAGGAAGATTTTGACCGGTTCTGAGGAGGTCGAACATGGCAAGCAGAGTTAAGGGGATTACCATACAGATAGGCGGGGATACCACTCCCCTTGATCGCGCGCTGAGACAAACCGACTCCAATATTGCGAAGGTGCAAAAAGATCTTCGCGAAGTAGAGCGCCTTTTGAAACTAGATCCAACCAACGTGGATCTGCTTGCCCAAAAGCAGCGTCTTTTGGCCGAACAGTCGAGCCTTGCAGCGGATCGGTTGGAGACGATGGAAACCGCAGCAAAACAGCTTGACAAGACGCTGGATAAAAGCAAGCTGGACGACTTCAACCTAGAGCTGGATGTAACAAAGGCCAAAGCGGAAAGTGCCGCCCGACAGCTGGAAGATTTTGACCCAGTGCTTTCCCAGGTTGGAGAGACCGCCGATGATGCCGCCGGTGGCCTGGGCGATGTGGGAGACTCTGCCGGTGGGATGAAGGGCGGATTTGATACGGCAAGCGGGGCCATTGCCACCTTTGCGGGAAACTCACTGACTATGCTGCTTGACCTCGCCGTTCAAGCCGCAGAGGCCATTTGGAACCTCGATGAAGCGACCGAGGAATACCGTGAGTCCATGGCTATGCTCAATACTGCTTATGAGACGGCTGGGTACAGCCAGGAGACCGCTACAGAGGCATATAGGGGATTCTTCCAAATTCTTGGAGAAACTGATCGAGCAACTGAGGCCTCTCAGTTGCTTGCCCAGCTGGCGACTAGCAGCGAGGATGTATCCAAGTGGGTTGATGTTGCCGCAGGCGTTTATGGTACGTTTGGAGACAGCCTGCCCATTGAAAGCCTGATTGAGGCCGCCAATGAGACAGCGAAAACAGGAGAAGTAACTGGAGCCCTTGCAGATGCACTAAACTGGGCAGGAATCAGCGAAGATTATGTAAATACAAATCTTTCCCAGTTGAGCGATGAATCCGACAGGGCCCAGTACTTAATGTCTCTGCTTTCCGACAAATATAGCGCGGCGGCAGACTCTTTTTACGAAAATAATGAGTCCATCATTGCCGCCCGAGATGCACAAGCAGATATGGACGAGACAACCGCCGTCCTCGGAGAATCCATAAGTAACCTCAAAACCAAACTAATGGATGCGTTTGGCCCGTCCATTGTAAAAATTGTCGATGCACTAGCGTCCGCAATCGAGGCGATTACTCCGTTGCTTGAGGGGATTGCCGCTGTTATAGGTGTAATCATTGATGCAGTTGCAACCCTTGTGGGCTGGATTGGAGACGCTATAAGCGGATTCCTTGAGCTAATTGGAGTAGGGAGTGGAAGCAAAAACACCGGGAACAGTGCTGGGACATCCAGGCAGATTCCTGGTGGCTCTGCAAACCAGCGAGCCGCACTGTATAGCGCAGAAGAATTCCCCACAAATATCCCTGCCCTTGCCTACGGCGGCCTGATCCCGCCCAACAACCCGTTCCTGGCCGTCCTGGGCGACAATACCAGAGAGCCGGAGATTGTGGCCCCGTACTCCACGCTCAAGCAGGCCGCTGGTGATGCTATGGATGAGCGGTCTGTGCGCAGTACGCCGGTGGAGATTATCGTCAAGGCAAAGGATGGATTTACCCGTAATCTGTCCTTTGCGCTGAGTGAGGAATCCGCCCGCCAGGGCGTCAAGCTGGTTAATACCAGGGGGTGAGCGCGTGAAGATTGTGATGGACGGAACGACGTATAACCTCCGGGTGCAGTATGAGACCATTGGACGCAGTTTCAGACTTGAGGATGGTGAGAACGCCGGGAAGATGATTTCCGGCCTCTATGAGCGGGATCTGGTTGGTACCTACTACGACTATTCAATGTCCGTTGAACCTGAGCCCGGAAGTGAGGCGGACTATGACGCTTTTTATGAGGCAATCAGCGCCCCGGTATCAAGCCACAGTATCACAATGCCTTATGGACAGGGGACTATGACGTTTGATGCGATGGTATACGAAGGGACGGATCTGTACCGTGGCATGGTGGCTGGTCAGCGGAAGTGGGCGGGCCTACAAGTGACTTTCTCAGCAAAAGGGCCGCAAAGAACGCCCCAGTGAGGTGAGTAGATGAACAACCTGATAACCTACGCCGGGAAGCAGTTTTCGGACGATTTGACGGCGACATACCGGCTCACGTCCGGGGACTGCTTGCTGGAAATGTCCGCCCTGTCTGATTCTCTGGCGGCGAACTCACTCACCTTTGATGTGGACAGTTTGGATACGACTCTGACCCAGTACACCCGAAACGACAAGATGATCTATTCCTATAAGGGTCAGCAGATCGGTACGTTCTACGTCCAGTCTGTGGAGCGCATCGGGGCCAGACTGTATCGGTTCTCCGCCCTGTCTGGTGTGGGTCTGCTCATGGGCAAAACCCACTATGGCGGGCTATACAGCGGAGAGACAGCAGCGGAGGTTATCGCGGATATCGTGGCGGGAACCGGCGTGAATGTGGAAATTAAAACCATATTCCAGGAATATCAGCTTTATGGGTGGCTCCCGATTGCAACGGCGCGTGATAATCTGGCTCAAGTCCTGTTTGCCATTGGCGCGTCGCTTCGGACTATGGCGAACGGCACCCTACGGGTGACCTCTCTGTACGGCGGCGTTAGCTGGGTCAGAGGGGCCGCACAATGCTACACAGGCGGTTCAGTTGATTACGGAACCCCCATTGCCCGCGTGATTGTCACGGAGCATCGGTGGGAGAAGGGGACTGAAAGCACTGAGCTGTTTAACGGGGCCGCCAACGAGGGAGATATTATCCGGTTCGATGAGCCGGTGCATAACCTGAGTGCATCTGGGTTCAACATCCTGGAAAGCAACTGCAACTATGCAAAGGTAAGCGCGGGCACAGGCACGCTGACAGGAACCCTGTATCAACATTACATGCGGGACATTACTCAAACAGTTTCAGACAGCGGAGATGATATTACCGTTTCTGAGGCTTATTTGGTCTCATTGGTAAATGCGGTTGGTATAGCGGAGCGCTTGGCGGATTATTACTCAAACCGGGACGTAATCCAACAGGATGCGCTCTGGAATGGGCAACAGGCGGGTGACGTGGTACGTACCGCTCACCCCTACGGCGGGACGGCAGATATTTTCCTGTCCTCCGCTGACTTGACCATGAGCGGTGTTTTGAAGTCGTCCGAAGAGGGCCTTGCTGGATACCGCCCACCTAACCCGGAAAGCCAGACCTACTATGATTACTCCGAGGTGCTCACCGGCAGCGGGGAGTGGACGGTGCCTGATGATGTGGACAACGTCACGGCGGTGCTCATTGGCCCTGGTACAGGGGGGCAAGGCGGGTATCCGGGGAAAGCAGGAACGAGCGGTTCCAGAGGGAGCGATTCCGACAATTGGGGGACTTATTATTACCTGACGACCGGCGTAGCTGGACAGGGTGGGTCTGGAGGATCTCCAGGAAGTCCAGGTAAAGTGTTTCAGGGTACTATGGATGTTGTCCCTGGGCAAAAAATAGCATATTCCTGCCATCCTGGCGGCGCTGGTGGGGCACAAAGTTCCGCTGGTTCCGCTGGTAGCCCTACAACTTTTGGAGACTTTAGCTCTGCAAATGGGTCGGTTCCAGACAACGGGTATACAGATCCAATATCACACACTGTCTACGCAAATAAGGGGTCAAACGGGACTGCTGGAGGACGCGGAAGCGGCGCAGATGCACCTTCTCTTGGGTCGCCAGTTACTAATGGCCCTAATGTTGGCGGGTATTCTCCTGGCGCAAACGGCGACAGAAACGGCTCGGTCTATGGAGGCTATGGCGGCGGTGCTGCTATCGGGAGCAACGGCGGAGCTGGTACAGATGCCCCATCCGCCATTAGGCCAGGCAATGGGGGTAACGGAGCAAATGCGTCAGCACCTAGAGCAAAAACCAGGATTGGAGACGGCGGGAATGGCGGAAACGGCGGCGGCGGTGGAGGCGGACACGGGAGTGGAACGAACTCTTCGGCTGGTTATCCATTAAACGGTTATTCTGGTTCTGGCGGGGCTGGAAGCCGAGGCGGGCAAGGTGGGCCTGGAGGGATTCTGCTCTACTACCGCAAGCCGCAATCCATCCAATCCGGACGCTTCAAGGGACGCGGAGGGCAGCTCTTTTTTACCAGTGGTCGTAAAATCTTTGCGGTATGAGGTGGTCAAATGATTACAGTGAATCTGACAGCGGCAGGATGGTCAGGAACTGCAGCTCCATACACTCAGGTAGCCCAGGCCGTAGGGGTTGCGGCGACCGACCAAGTACTATTACATCCATACCAGGGGGCCACACAGGCCCAGCGGATGGCTGCGAGGGCGGCGGAGTTATACCTAACCAATAATGGGGATGGGTCTGTTACCATCGTGGCAGACGGCACCAAGCCGACCATTGACGTGCCTGTCTCCATAGAAGTCCTCCTTGATAGCCGGGTAGAAGACATCGAAGCCGAACTGCAAAGCGACGGGTCGTACATCAGCAAGTACAGCGGCGAGGAAATCGACGAACTCCTTGACAAAGTGTCTGCTACATAGGGGGTGACCGACATGATCCAATTTAATGATTGGGTAATTTCCGATGATTGCAGCACTCCAATCATTGCCAGACAGTATGACAACCTGTCCCGCACCCTGACTGTGGAGGGCACATTCCCGGACGGGTATACATGGGCCATGATGGTCAGATGCCACGGGAAACTAAACATTATAGCCTTGTCTCCTACAGACGGTGGGATTGGAGTAGTCCTTACAGACGACATGCTTGCCCTTGCCGGATATTACACCATGCAGCTACGTGGGACGCAGGGCGATGTTGTGCGGAACACGAACCAAATCAAGGTGTTCATCCCCGAGTCCCTGTCTGGGGATGCTCAATGGCCGGAAGTCCCAAGCGAGTTTTCCCAGGTCGAGCAGAACATCATTGACCTGAACAATAATCCGCCTAAACCTGGAATTAACGGCTTCTGGATGATTTACAACCCGGAGACCGGGGAATATGAGGAATCCGACATCGAACTCCCTGGCGGAGGCGGTGGGTTTCCATATGAAATCGGGAACGGGCTAAAGGTCGTCGATGGGACGACGTTGGAAGTAGATACTGCGGACGACGTGGAACAGGATAACACTCTCCCGATTACGTCCGCCGCAGTATACACCACTGTTGGAAACATTGAGATCCTCCTGGGGACAATCTGAAAGGAGCGATAAAATGAGCGTTGCTACCCAAATTACCCGGATTCAAACCGATCGAAACACAATCCGGAACAAGCTGGTAAACTTTGGCCTTGTGGAATCCACGGCAAATCTTGATACATGCGCAGAGGCTATTGACGGGATTGTCAACCAGGGGGCCGTATCCGCCACCGTCCAAGAGGGCGATACATACACCATCCCCAAAGGCTACCACAACGGAGCCGGTACGGTGTCCGGTG